GGCGGCGCTCTTTTTCCTTCCCAACGCTGCCACCACTCCCGTTTTACCAGCGCACCTTCTTCTCCCGTAGGCTGTTGTTGGTACTGAGCGTTCCATTTGTACGCTGGTAACTCCTCTTTTAGCGCAGAAAGCTCTTCTAAAGGCCAAAACTCAGGCCACAAACTCCTGCCAGATGGCAAAATTGCCGGTAATTCTATAACTTCCCAATCTGTAGAGTCACTTTTCAACACTTTGCCGGTCAAATCCTTGTCTGACCAGCGCGTCATCACAATAATAATCGCCCCGCCAGGCTGCAAACGCTGTCTCGGACCCGACGTATACCACTCATACACATTATCAAATACGCCAGGATCACCTTGGGCCAGTTTTGCTTCCTGTTCTGAATGCGGATCGTCGATTATTAGTAGATCAGCGCCCTTACCAGTAACAGTACCGCCAACACCAATAGCGAAATAATCACCACCGTGGCTAGTAGCCCAACGCCCCGCCGCCTTGGAATCCGCACGGAGACCGACCCCTGGAAAGATCTTCGAATATTGGTCACTATCAACTAAGTTCCTAACCTTCCTACCAAATCCCACCGCTAGTTCAGCCGTGTTAGACGTTTGAATAACCTTCTTATCTGGATACTTCCCCAAGAACCAACTAGGCAACAAGTAACTAGCAAACTCCGACTTAGTGTGGCGCGGCGGCATGTTGATGATCAGTCTCTTCAACTTCCCTTCAGCTATCTCTTCAAACTTCTTAGCCATAAGAGCATGATGTCTGCCATGTATAAACCCAGGCCACATTTCATGCACGAACGCCATGAACGACTTCTGAGCTTTCTCGCGCGTGACAGCATCCTTATACTGGCTCACCTGCTCCAGTAACTTCTCCTGCTCGTTCGCAGGCAGCTTGCTTATCAGCTCACTTAAGTCCACATCTCTCCTGCACGATAGTTTCTTCCAATCGGTTCTTAATCTTCGATAGCGTAGGATAAATACTAACAGGCCGGTAGTACCTCCTACCACCATGCTGATCTTTATACATAGTGTAGAGTAGAGTAAACGCCTCTATCAACAACTCCTCGTCTTTACTCATTCCAACGTCCTGAAATTTATATACACCGGACGAACAGACCTGCCAGCGCCTTTAACTCTCTTCAGAACGCCAAGCTTCACCAATCTATTAATAATCTCCGCCGTATTACCCATACCAGCCTTACCCCTAACCTCACATATATCCCGTATAGAAGGACCAAACCCATACTGCTTCCACCACTCATCTATACATATAAACACTTCCTTCTGCGCAGGCGTCATTTCCTTCTCCACACATTCCTCATACGACAACTCACCACGCTTCGAAATCATCGCCCTATTTATCAAAATAGTTGTCATAGCGTAAATGTTGTCAACTGCTTACTGGTAAATTTACCAGTAACCACTTGATAACTATTTTCCTTTTTCCAAAAATATATCCCCCTGGGGGGTAGGCAAATCTAAAGGCAAGGGGGGGTCTTCTGTAGGATCCAAAAAATCTTGGGACTGTTCGAGTGGATCCAAAAAATCTACTGATTGTTCGAGTGGAATAGTATGTTCATCGAGAGTCGGAGTCCCGTTATTAAAATGGCATGGTGGGGGTGCGGTGGGGTCGGAATCCGGCTGTTTTTCGTCTCCAGCAAGCTCGGAAAGCAGGTCGTTAGCATCGACTGTTACAGCATTATCCGCGCCCAGCATCATTGCTTTCAGTTGCTGCATGATCTGAGACTTGATCTCGTCGCTGTCCTTGACTGTCTCGATGCGCTTGGTCTCGCGGAACATGTCCACGCCGGATATAACGCCGAGCGTCTTAACCGCGCTCACTCTTACAGCGTCTCGGTCGCTGTTGGTAGCGATATCGGTTAGCGTGGAGACGATCAAAGCCTTGATTGAATCGACAGAATACGACGCAGCCCTTTGTTTATGTAGTTCTAGCCGTTCCATTTCCAGTTGAATTCCAGAGTGCTGTTTAAGCAAGCTGGCAGCGTTTCCAACTGTCTTTGGTTTACCCTTCGACTTATACGCTTGCCGGTAACTATCAGCGCCTGTTAACCCTTCGAGTATCAGCCCCTCAGCATATTTCCTCTGCTTGGCTGTCAAGCCGGATTTGCCTAGATGTAATGCACCTTCAAGCCCTTTGGTCTGTATAGCTTCCTTAGCCTCTTTCCTACTGATTGTTTTCATATCGCACCGTTATAGCTGCCGCGCGCGCCGCGCTCAAATAATGCCCCGAATATACAGGAACATCACCAGAATAGTCAAAATCTATTAAAACCTGGCAATCAATAAAAATAAATATTTACTGATGCAATACATTTTCTGCTTTGTGGTATTGCATTTGAATTCGTTATCTGCGAGGATTCAACTCATGCGCTGCACCCGTAGCGCACCACTAGGAGATCACATCATGAATAAATCAGAATTGCGAGAAATACAGAATCTTTGCATCATGCACAAGCTAGGCGGATACGAGCAAAACATAGCACAAGCGTTGTCCGCACTTATTCGCGCCGCAATGACTAAGAAAAGCCGCGCCGCTTTACTGGAATACGCGCCGATCTTTGGCATAACTAACCATACCGCTTTCATTATCTAAGGAGATCACAGCATGAACATTTACAAAGAAAACGGATTTGAGAACCGCCGCGACTATCTCGAATCACTATGCGAAGAATACGACCGCGAGGCTGTTTACGCGCTGGCATCAATACTCGGTAGCTCTGAGGACTTTGACGGACTAATTACTAGCCTAGAGGACGAATTTAATTACTGAGTGTTACCTGCTAGCCGATTCTGACGAGTTGGCTAGCGGATTATCACTTGATAATCACCCACTTATAGGAGAGTGAACCAATGAAACTGTTATCTATCGTTATGACCGCCGCATGTCTGATTCTTTGTGGCGTATGTCTAGCCGCTTGGACTTTCGGGCATATAGACCATGCAAGCGGACTGTTTACGACTGCCACGAGTCTATTCTGCGCCGCTCTTGCCCGCGCTCAATCTAATATTTAATTGGAGATCACAAAATGCAATATTCATTAGACCGCGCAATACATGACGCAAAATTCAAGCCAGAAAGTCAGCATACGTTGACCGATCACCAGCAAGCCGAGATTCTTTCAATCATTGGGAAAGGATGCCGCGCAGATACAAAAGACAGGCTTTCCCGCCGTTTGCGTATGCCGCTTGCCTTGTTTCCCAGTTATGGCATTTTTTCCCGCTTGATTATTGCTGACGATAACGACCGCGCCCCTTATTACATCTGTGGGCAGTCATGGACTGACGAAATGCAAACACTTCGCAAACTAATTTTAAAGGGTTAATAAAATGATAATCACAATTAAAATCGAGAAAAATTACGGCATCGAAACCGCTTACCCTTCCTGCGACCAGAGCCGACTACTAGCCCGCCTCGCAGGTACTAAGACGCTGACGCGCCACGCGCTCGACACTATTGTCGCTCTTGGGTACGCGATACACATAGAATACGCCGCCCCTAAAACCTTCGCCCACTTGGTAGGAGTCTAAACCATGCGATTAAACGACTATTATGAATTGACACTTGCCGCGCACTATTTACCCGCGCTTTTCAACGGCGACTATTCTGGACTTGAAGACCGCGAAGCCGCCGACCTCAACGCATTTATGCGCGACTACTGGAAGCTGCCAGATGCGACGCTTGATTTTACAGACGCGCATTATGGCAGGCAGGAAACTCATTTTGCCGTTGACGAGGTGAGCGGACTGCACGCCGACTGCTATACCTGCCGACTGTATTTTACTAACCACGCGCTAAACCCGCCGCAGCAACACGCTTTAGAACTTAACTAACAGGAGATTAAATCATGCAATGGATAATAGAAGACCGACTTGAAAACGCCGCCATAGGATACCGCGCTATCGTTGACGCTGACGGTTATACAGTATGTAACCCTTCGCCGATGGGCGAAGCAAACGCCCGACTAATCGCCACCGCGCCCGACTTACTGGCTGCCCTGCTCGACCTGCTATCACGCGCCGAAAACGACCTAGATCAATCTGCAACGCACGACGGATTAGAGAACTGCGACGCGCTTGCCAGATGCCGCGCAGCAATAGCAAAAGCCACAGGAGATCAGACGGTATAAACCGCTTGACAGTTGACCGAGTCACGCTTCACAATGCAATAGCTAGAAGCGTGACAACCTATTACAACAGGAGATCAGACGATGAAGTTTGTAATCGAAAACTTAAACGAACCAGAGTTACTTTGGTGCAACGCATGGGGATGGACAGACGGCGACGACTTCGACGTTTTTACATTTGAAGAAAAAGAAGAATTTAATTTGCCGATTGAAGGGCAATGGATGGAGTTAGTTCCATATTAACTAGGAGATCAGACGATGAAACAAATAGCAGCCTACCCAAACACAGAAGACGGCGTTGAATCACGCATTTATCAGACGGACAAGGGTTATAACGTCGCGCTGTTTGATACCGATGCAGACGAACGTGTATGCCTGTTAATGCGCTTTCAAACGCTTGCACAGGCAGTCGTTAAAGCAAAACACTTAGTCAACGTATAGGAGATTAGACGATGAAATACGAAACAATGCAATGCAGAGTTTTTGAAATACCGACAGACCCACGAGCTAAAAACGTAAACATTTTTGATGTGCTTATAGCTAAAAATAGTTGGGATGAAATAGAAGATACCGATGACGAACGGATTTTTCATTATATGGATGGGTTTGATTTAGCCGTTGGCGACATTATTTCAGACAATTTTGTAGTGGTTGAAATTAACTAAGGAGAAAATCATGGGTTTAGATATGTACTTATCCGCTAAAAAATACTTGTGGAGTTTTGATGATGCAGACACACAAGTTGCAAAAGAGATTCAGGAAAAAATAAACGTACAACGCAGAGTTAAAGAAATTTCTATCGAGGCAATGTACTGGCGTAAAGCAAACCAGATTCATGGTTGGTTTGTTGACAATGTGCAGGATGGGATAGACGAATGTAAGCCACATCATGTAACTAGAGAAGAATTGGAGAAACTGTTACAGACTTGCCGCGCCGCTTTACAGCATAAAGATAGCGACATATTACCGCCGCAGGAAGGATTCTTTTTTGGCGGTACAGAAGTGAATGATGACTACTGGAATGACATCAGACACACCGCCGCCGAAATCGAAACACTGCTCGCAGAGTTAGACGACACTTGGGAATTTGAATATTGTGCTAGTTGGTAAGGAGATCAGACGATGAAAACAGATTACAAAGATTATATTAAAAAAGCATTTGTTGATTTGAAATTAGCGGGTGCGAATAACATTGTTATTTATTTTGATGGATGCGGGGACTCAGGTTCAATTGAGTATGTTGATATTAAAAAATCAGACGGTGAGTTAATAAAAACGGATGAATTGACAGTTGAATTCCCAAAGGAACATAGTTTTTACAAAGACGGTAATTGGATAACCGAAGTCCAAATTGAGCAAATGCCAGTATCTGAAGCGTTGAAAGCATATTGTTATGACGAGTTAGAAAAAACGAATATTGATTGGTACAACAACGATGGTGGTTGCGGTCAAATGATTATAAATATTGATGAAAAAGTAGAAATTGAGTTGGAAGTAAATCAACGATATACAGAATACAACACTTATTCATTTTCACTTAATGAGGAATAATCATGCACCCATACCATCATGCACTCACCACCGTTAAACAATGGGGCGGAAAGCCAGAAGATTACACAGAGATTCACGCTTGGTTTGATGCCACTAAAGAACAGTTTGCCGATGCTAGACACCGCGCTTTGCGGCATCACGCGCAGGGAATATTTGAGTGCGAACGAGTATTCGGGCAGACGATTACAAATTCAGACGGAAAAGTTGTGCCAGTTCGATATATAGGTGAGCAGCACGTTAAAGAGGACTGCGGCGGCAGAATACCTACCGTTGCAGATTGGTTCAGAAACATGAAAATGGAAGCATGGATGAATCGGGGTTACAAGGTTGAAGTTGAAGATAACGCAGCTTAAAAGGAGATCAGACGATGAACGAATACATAGTCATTGTGCAGGAAAACACAGACGAAATGGGGCGATGGAGTTTCCATTGCTATGGCGAAGATGCTAGCCACGCAGAAGAACAGGCACTAGACCACGATGATGTGATTAGTTGCATTGCCGTTTACGAACGTATCCGATAGGAGATCAGACGATGGAATTTAATTACATAACACATAGCGGAATAGCACTAGACGATTTTGGAAACGAAGTGCGAGATGAAGATGGGGCGATTATTGTCGTGCCAGAGGATGAACGCGCCAATTACGTTATAAACTACTTGTATGAATAACCATCCCGCCACGTTTTCCATTCACATATTAGAAGATGAGGATGGGAACGTGCGGGTAGTTAGTGACTGGTCTGGAGAGGGTGAAAGATGCTTGAATCTAGGAATAGAAATCATGCAGTCACTTAGTGCTATCGCGCCCCTTACTAACGGCGCACTACTGTTAGCTATGCCGAATCGCACCGACATTCTGCATTGACCGAGTCAGGCTTTGTGTAAATCCGAACAATCCGATCCGACGGTGGTAGTCATTGGCGTCCTCGCCCACGCGATCAGACAACCAATAATTCCAGCCGCTTTCTTCCGCCACGCGCTGCCCCGTACCGCTCTCATCATTGTCTGCGATCAGAAGCCCAGGTTCGAGCCCCGCCGCCACCTTACCCATGTTACCTGCGGAAAAACATACATGCAGGGTATAACGCTGTTTCATTTGTTTAAAGGCCAGACGCACAGACAGAGCCGTAGCGTAGCCCTCGCACAAAACATTCAAACCCTTGTTATCGAACGTGAACACAGCGTTGTTAGTACGTTGTCCGTACAAAAATTTCTTCCCGCCGTCCTCATCTATCTGTTGAAGGCCGACCAGATTACCACCTACCCGCATTGGGATCAGAAGAACAGGCTTACCCTCTACCCACAGTACATTTCCCTGCTCGTCAGGGAAGCCCTTTTTTTCAAGGTATGGATGAACACTAAAGCCACTGCTGTTAAGCATTCCTACGGCCTTCTGCATGGCTTGGTGCTGCTTCTTTTTCTGCTCGTCCTCAGCCTTCCTGATTGATATAAGAGCAGACGCACGATCTACCGGCGCATTACGAGAGTCAGGCTTCCATATAGATACGACTGTACTAGTGGCGTGATTCTGTACGAACCCGACTTCTCCCATGTATTTCACCGCGCCGTTGCGAGAACGTGGATGATCCTCTGTCGGGAACCGTTTCCATACACCAAACGGTGGTAGGTCATGGATGATGATGCCGTGCGAGCGTGCGAATTCTATGAAGTCCATCACGCTCTCCCGACGCTACGCAAGAACTGCTTTAACTTCTTATCTACGAACCGCCTTGTATCATCCGACGGTAGAGCTGGCATATCATCCCGCAGACTACGAGGCCAGACGCCAAACTTTTCACGATACGTATTAGCCGCCCTGCCTTTAGACCAACCCTGCACACGCATATACCAGATCATTTGATTCCAGAACTGTTGCTTGCCATCTTTGGCAGCCGTTCCTGTTAGCTCAACCATCTCACCATCTAACGAGAACACCTTATTCTTTTTCTCTTTCACATGACCGCAGTTATAACAAGTATCCGACCCACTAGGCCAGAGCGCAGAACATTGTGGGCACTTGCTTTCCTCTTTTACTCTCTCTGTTGGTTCCTTCTTGGCCTTCTCTTTGCCATCATCCAGAACTTCTACGCCTTCCTCAAATACCTGCTCCCAATCATCCCTGAACCGCAGATAGTTACCGCTGTGATCTAACCACACCGCAAATTCTTTGCCCTCATGCCCGCGCATCACCCTGCCCATCTGTTGAATATGCGAGGACAACGATTTACTAAATGGCCTGGCTGATACGCCGATCATCACATCCGACACATCAAACCCCTTGGTCAGTATGTCAGTAGCAATCAATCCTGTGATTTCTGTATCAGGTTTGCTGAAGTCTTCGATTACCTGCTTCTTCCATTCATCATCATCCTTGTAGCTGATACAGATGAAGTTATGCCCCTGCTCTTGGAACTTGCGGGCGAGATCAACACCATGCTCTACACCTGACGCAAACACGATTGTCTTGCGAGGCCGACCGAATATCTCATTCGTTTTATTTATCCACTCCGCTACTACATCACCCGTAATAACCATCCCGCGCTTGGTTGTCTCCTGTGTTGACCATTCGCCTCCAACCTTCTTGGCACCTTCCATGTCAATCTCTTTGGCGATGAATACTCTTAACGGTACAAGTACCTTGTCCTGTACCAGTTGCTTAGTGGTAACTGTGCTGACCACGTTGTCGTATATCTTGCCGAGCCCCTTTGTAAAAGGGGTGGCAGTCAACCCGATCACGCGCACATTGGGATTAGCTTTGATGAACTCGACTGTCTGCTCGCGGGTTTGGTGGCACTCGTCCACGATCAGAAGATTCAAACCTGGAAATGATCCTCTGCGCTCTAATGTTTGAGCTGAACACACCTGTATGTTTTCATGCGGACGATAGCGCCAATGGCCTGATTGCATTACGCCATGGTCAATGTTGTACTTCTCTAATCGTTTACTTGTCTGGTCGCAAAGCACTACGCGATCTAATAACATCGCCGCTTTGTTGCCCTTGCTTTTTGTTGCAGCCATCAGAGCGATAGCCATCTCAGTTTTTCCCGCACCTGTGGGGGCGTACAGTATCTGTGCTTTCCTACCCTTTGCAAATCCTTCACGCAAAGCGGCTAGTGTTTGCTCTTGATAAGAGCGAAGATTTAATCCCATGTGTACCTCTGACTACCAGCACTTACCCGCTGGCTTGGATTTACTTATTTAATTTCTTTTGCAGCATGGCTACTTGCTTCATGAGTTGCGCATTTTCTCTTTGGAATTGATCACGCGAAGTAGTAACGGCTTTTAAGTCTATCTCAAGTAATCTAATTTGTGCGCGCAAATCTTTGATAATTGATTGTGCTTTTTCTTTTTCGAGATCATCTAAACTTGCAGCTAACGCAACTGTTAATTGATCTTTAAGATCTTCATTTTCTTTCTGTAAATTATCTGTTGCTGCTTTCTGCATCTCTGCATCTACTGCCGCCTTATCAAACGGCTCTTCTTGAAAAGCTTTACTGTCGGCTTTGGGCTTCATGGTTTGCTGCTTGCCATCGCGGTGATACTTTGTATCTACCTTGGTTGCATTCATCTCCTTGCGAACCGTAGCAACTAACCCGTGGCTTACATCGCAGATACGCGCTATCTCTCTATCGCTAAACTCTTGCCATTCAATATCATTCAACATCGTAGTTACTGCTTTGCGACGATCCGCAGAATTCGGGCGGCGACCATGCTTACTGTTGGCAGAGAAGCTAAATAGAATTGCATCCCGCAGCGTGCCCTCTACTACCTTTGCGTTGACGTTAGGAGAACCAGCCTTGCGATTAGCAAAATATCTATGAAATCCATCTGCCAAGAAATACTCTGCGCCGTCATAGAAAAGCGTAACCGGATCAAATACTGTTCCTTGTTTTAATAAGTCTGTGTACTCTGCCACCAGATCCTGGTCTATCTTCGCTCGCGCTTGTGTGCCAGCATCAATTACGATTCTATCTAAATTAATATTCATTAAAATTCCCGAAATAAATAAATAATACAAACCGCAATTATTAATAACATCAAACCCATGCCCATCATGATTCCCCCTATCATCGTTAAGTATTCAAATATCTCCATGAGTTACCTCATAACAATAGATATCTATAAACTGGATTAGATAAGCTGTAGTTTTCTTTATCGTTTCGGCTCCACTGAGCAGCATTCACCAGATTAGCAGATGGGCAGCTCATGTTCTCTTTTGCTTCCACCATCATTAAGTAATTTCTGAGTATGTTCATGCAGCTACTCTTGCGTCCAAAGTAATGGTGATATCCACCATCTACCTTGTTGCTCTTGTCCACAACAAATGGATCAAGCGCAGATACTGCCTCGCCTACGTGCTTATCATCCGATATGACATACCGCTCATCACATCGGCGCGCCATCCATTTCAAATCTTTAAGAAGAAATCCCATGGGCGGTAAAATGGTCTCAGTCTGTAACTTGTCACCGCCCCGCACGAACATTACGCCAGAAGAATATGCACCGCAGATCGGCGCAACATAACGACATATTCTCTGTAATATATTGTTGTAAAGAGCTGCCTTCTTGTTTGACAATGTTGCAGCCATCACATCATCAGGATTTATCCAGACTTGGCGCATATCATCAAATGATATCTGCGGCATAGTTCCATCTTTGGTGTACGTAAATAGATTACCGAAGATATCTTCGAACGGCTCATGGTATGACCACCAGTTACCAGATAAATCAATCGCTAACTGTTTACCTCTAATCTCTGCAACGATGTGAGCGGCTAGGATGTTTTCAATCACAGAAAAAAATCCACTGTTCCGTGGCTGATAACTAACAAACTCACCTGATACTCGCGCAGTATGAAACCATTCATCTAAACCTTGATACAAAACCCACTGATCTTCGGTAATACCCCACTTGCGGGCTGACCGCTCAAAGCCCAAACAACCAACCAATTCCTGTTTGTAAAAGAAATTTGTAGGCAGTTTGGCTGGCATCATCTTTTCTATTACGTTCCAATTAACCTTGCCCCAAAAATACATCCTGGCTGCCACCGCAGATATCCGGTTGTTCAAAGGGAACCGTTCTGCCAATGCCAATAGCAAGCCTGTAGAGCGGTCACAGTCACCGTTAATCTCAGAGGATAGGGTGTTAACTAGGCTGACAAAAGAAGCGTGGAAATCGTGCGTTTCATCTGGCGCTCTATATCTGTTGAACTGGATCATGCGTTAACCCCTTCACGCCGATCACTTACGCGACGGGTGATGACCCGCTCCAAACGATTAAGGATTTCTTCTGTTTCTGTGTCCAACAAATTTACTTGCTTCTTCCACTTCAGCAATGTGAGGTGCATGTCATGGAGTAACTGACCTTTCTGCTGGTCATCTGACAGAACATTAGCCGTTAAGCGATAGCCACCGCCCTCGTATTGATCAGTAGATAAACTGACGAACGCACGAATAGGAACGTCTGGCGCTTTCTCAATGGTCACTACGCACTTCTGGATAAGCTGCCTTGCCTGCATCTTACGATACGCTTCTGCGGCCTTGTCATCATCCCACTGAAAATGTTTATGAAGAATTGACTTAGGATTTCTAGCCTCATCCAGTACATCATCAACCATCAACAGACCGCCATTCTTGTTGGCAATATTTTCCAATAGCTTGCGCTCTTCTGCTAATGCTTCTGCTTTCAATACTTCCATGTTGATCTCCTTAAAGTTTACCTGCCATGTCTTACCGTGCCCGACCAAACCCCGCCCCGCCTCACCTGCCATACCAAACCATGACCGAACACACGCCGCCCAGCCATACCGTGCCTGCCCCGCCACACCTAACCTACCTCACCGGAACTCGCCTCTCCCCATCCTACCTGCCGTGCCGGAACGAACCGCACCGTGCCCCGCCCAGCCGGAACTTGCCTGCCTGACCTTGCCCGAACGAACCAATCCGCGCCGCGCCGCGCCATACTCCAACAAACCTCGCCTGACCTGCCGTACCTACCCTGAACATAACGCACCACACCGCGCCTTACCGTGCCATGACGAGCCTGACCTGCCGTGACGCACCAAACCCAACCACGCTCCACCGTGCCGCTCCACGCCTAGCCTTATTACTTAATGCCGAATTTCTTTACGACTTCTTTCTCTTTGTCGTTAGGCACAATTTCAAACGTACCAAAACCACAGCCAGCCGAAGCTTTAGAGTCAGGACGTCCCGCACCTATACCTACCTGTAACCCAACGCGGCTGACTAAGTTATAAACATCTTGTGCAGTGAACTGATCCGAATCAAAACGTATGCGCAAACGGGCTGCCCACTCGCGGTACATAGGACGGCTACGTACATCAACCACGCCTGTTGCGTTGCGTGTGTGAGCGGTATAAGTTTCGCTAGTGCCATAGATACGGATAAGCGGAATGCCATCTTGTAGATCAAAGCCGTCAGCCACAACGAATGTTGATAGCTTGGCGAGTGTCATCTTGAAACCTACTAAACGACATGCGCTGATCATACCGGCGCGGAAAGCAGCAGCATTCATACCTTCCCAGTTTTCTTCTGAGCGGTAACGTGCGGCCTCTGCTTCTTTGTCATAGTCGCGGGCATCACGAACCTTCTTGCTACCGGCAGACTTACCCTCTGCCATCTTAGCCATAAGTTCTGCCTTTTTGCTAAACCGCTCAACAACTAGCGGCGCTGTACCCTGTAGCAGAACATCGACTGCTTGGAAATTGGGTGCAGAAATAACTACTGATGTTTCTTTGACTTTCATATCCATCTTCACTCTCCTTTTAATATAGCCGTAGCTATGGCTTCAGCAGGGTTATCCTGCCAATCTCTGTAGTAGTGGCAAATGATTGCCGCTCTTTCTCTTTCTCGCTCTATTACCGCCTGCTCCAAACGATCTGCAAACTCCCGCAGATGTTCTTTGATCCACTCTCCTTCTTTCATGTGACCTCCTATATCTAGAGCGAACATTACTACCAGATTCTGTAGCTGTCAACAGTTAGTTCCTGTTATGTTCCATGTATTGCATCATCAGCGTCTAGGTTACCCAAGGGTGATAGCCCACCATCAATGCGCAGCACACGATGGGGAATCACTCTGTGCCCATATTCTTACTGCTGAATACTGGCAAACCCAGAAGGTAGCGATTAGCTCGATAAGAGAGTTGTCTATCACCCATGGCTCTCTTCTCTTGTGCTGTCCCTCGCTAACAGGCAGCGTGGTTCGTAGGTAGGTGAAGCCTCGACCAGTGTATACGGGTTCAGCCCATGCAGGCCATTAGCTTACGCGCCCTGACGCTCAGTAGCATTACTGCTTTCAAAATGGGCATTGATTATTTTCTTGGTCTTATTAGCCGTTTTTTGTGGAGGCACTATTCCCGCTTCCATCAAATTTTTGAGACGGTCTATTTCAGAACGAACTTGATCAACTGTTAGCCCAAATCTACGAGCCAGATCTTGTTGTTCCTTAAGCGGCACTGTGTATGTCTTATACGTATTGTTAGACATTGGCAGAAAAAGCTTTTGAGACAGCATGACTTGGCTCCCGAGAAGTGTCGGCAGAAAGCAAAAAACCCTTATGGAAACGAGCTTTAGGCTTGGTTGCCGCTTACGAGTCTGCTGACACAGGATCTCATAGCTTTGACGAAGCCCGCTCCCATAAGGGTTCGGATGTCGTTTGTCAGAACTACAACGGGTTACCAATCCGTTGATATTGAAATTCTAAAGCATGCCCTACTTTATTGCAAGTGCCGGTTACGATTATCCGGCGCGTATGTCGATGCTACGCTGGCCTACGCCGACTTCTTGGCAACTGTAAACTTAAAACAGCTGCACTGTAAACTTAACCAACACGGCTGAGGACTGCACTTAAAGTCGGAACGCGTCCGGCAGGTCTATAGTCTTTCAATCCTCATGCGTCTTGATACAAAAAAGAACCCCGCCGAAGGATAAGCGGGGCGAAAGACCGTCCCTACGGCCTCATGAAAAGGTA